CCCACTTGCCAGCCCCGTGCCGACCATTGCGGCGTAGTATGGAGCCGTCAGGTTTTCTACGTACTTACCCGGTGCAATCCATATCGTGTTGAACTCGCTGGGCGTATCGCCCCAGTCCACGAGTGCGTTGTTAGCGTCAATAGCGGCTTGGATCGTCACGAACGGCGCTTCGGGGTCCGTGCCGTCGTTCGAGTCGTGCCCATTGCCGTGGTTTTTGTCGACATAGAAGTTAATAGCGGTATCCCCGGCGAGTTTCGCGAAGCGCGCCGTACCGCGAAAGCCAACCACGCCCTCGCGGTACGGTAAGTTTCCCATCTGTTGAAATATTGACATAACTACCTCCGTGTTCGTTGCCAGCCAGGGCGCGTGCTGATCACCTGCGACTTGGCTTCGTATGCCGCTAGCATTGCGATGGATTGCTCATAGCGTTCGAGCGGCCACGCCAGCGGGTTCTTGTCGCGTTCGTTAACGACCTTGCGCGCTGTGTCGATGCTGAAGCCGTAGCCACTCTCAAGCAGGGCGGCCATCGCTGGCGTTTTTGGCTTGACGTGTGGCTGTGCGGCTTCCAGCGCCTTGATTTTCTCAGATGACGACATTCCAGCGAGTTGCCCGGTAAGCTCTGCCTGAAGGGCGTGTAAGCGCCCCAGTTCTGTTTGAATTTGTGCGTGCGTCATAGGCATTGTGATTAACTCCTATGGCGTTGTACCAGATGAGTAGTAGACGCCACGGAAGTCGGTTACACCGACATACGTGCCATCATCCCACCCGCCGATAACGTCATCAACGGCAAATTCAATATCACCGGTTGCAAAGCTGCCCATACGGAAAGCAGCGGGCGCTGCCCCGGAGATAATATCGATGTCGCTGGTTTTCTTAATCACGACGGGGCCAGTCCAGCCCTCAAGGCGGGCAACGGTCACGCCGGGAACTTCAGACGGGTCAGCGAACAAGTACCAGGGGACGTTCGGTGATGTAAATCCGATGTACGGGTCGATGCGATAGCCTGCAACGAAGTGGTCGAGCGTATTGCCCCCCGCTCCACCGTATTCAAGCTTATCGCCCAGGATGGTGCGAGCGGCCTGTTCGAGTACCTTCGGAATGACCAAAAACACCTTGTTGATGTTCATCTGGTTGCCGTTAACGTCGACGCGCTGCATCATTGCGTTTAGTCCGATAGCCAGATTCGCAGCGGTCAAACGGCCAGTTCCACCGTAGACCGCGCCTAGCGCAATAAGGCCCGCTTGGGTCGTGGCGTTGTCGTACAGCGCACTTACCCACTCATCCAACCAGCGACGGGCGGCATTTGCCATCCGCCGAGGCGTTTCGGCGATTTTGCCCAGGTCATCGTTCATCAGTGCCTGCCAACTCACGTCGAACTGCCGTGCGTATTCCTCAACGCCGTAAGTGATTTCAGTCGCGGCGATATGCGTCGCGGCCATCTGCTGCTTATCGCGGCGCTTGTAGAGTGTCCCCGGTTCGCTCATTCGGAGACGCGACACATCGCGGAAGTCCGGTGTGGTGTCTGGATAGGTGTAGTCTTTCCAGCTCCCGCCGTCATACTGATAGTCGGCATAGAAGGCCCGTGAGAGTGCGTCCGCGAAATACGTCGCGAAGTGTGCGCGGGTCATCGTTTCGACAAATTCACCTTCTCCGAGCGACTTCCAGCGTGCGCCCAGGGTCGTGAGTGCCGTCAAACGGTCAACGCCGCTTTCACCGAGTTGCGCTTCAGCCCATTGCGGAACATTGTAAGCGGCCATCACGTCGGCGCGCTGGTTCTTAACTTCGTCGCCAGTACCAGGCATCAGCTCGGTAACGGCAAACTCCTTAATCCAATTAATAACGTTTTGCATATTTATTTACCTCTCTTTCTGATATGCGGTTACAGGCCCGCGCCGCGTTGCATCGTCTGACAGTTTTCTGTCGATGCGGTTGCGCCGCCAAGCGGATAGAGCGCGGCGGCTTCGCTGGTGATCGTGGCGATTACGCCAAAGAGCGTGTTTGCCGCGCCCGCGCTGTCTAGCGGGGACGTGCTCAGGTACACACCGGCTGGCATTGTGCCGCTGGCGTCGTAGTAAACCAGGTCGCCGACATTGATTGCCCCAAATGTGTTTTCGGCCGCGCCGCTGTACGTCAATACGTTGCGCACTTCCCAGTTGCCGATGAAGCACGGGGCTACGTTGACGATAGCGATAGAATCACCCGCGTCAATAGTCATAATCGTGCCACAGAGTTGCGTACCGGCCAATAAGCTCGTGAGTTCACACGGATTGCTAGGGGTCGGGGTCGTGTCTGTGAGACGCGCATAGGGAACGGCAATCGTGAAGACCGGCCCGCTACTGTGCTCATAATCGTTATTAATTGCTTCTACCATTTCTTCCTCCTAACCATTTATGGTTGACTTCATTCAGGCTTTCAACTCGTTCTTTATGCGAGACCGGCCTCTTCTTTTCCAGCGCACCCATCGCCAATGGCTTGCCGCTTCCGGTTTCTTTCAGGCGGTCTACCTCGGTCTTGAGTGCGTTTTCAACATCATCAAGCGTGTCAAACTCCATTTCTAGCAACGTCGCCACGCTGCTGGCGGGTAAATTCGGATTATGTTCGTTGACGAATGCCACCACAGCATTAGGTGTTAACGGTTCTGTAACGTTTTTGTCATCTTCAGACAGTACAACCGTCTTAGCGCCATTCTCTGCCAAATCGTCGTCGTCTTCCGCGTCTTCGGGCGGCGTTTCGCTCTCTGAAAGGCTGAGCGCGTGCCCACCTGCCCCGGCGCGTGTTACCCAGTCCACAAAGCGCGCCTCGGTCATTGCGCTAACGACGTTGTAAGCTTTCCCGTCGATCTCGCCTTGTGCGGCTTCGCCAGTTGCCAGGATGGAACATTGCAGTTTGCCCAACAAGCCAGCATCGGCGCGGTTGCGGGTCTTCTCGCAGAAATCAGGATCATACGCCAGGACACGCCCCACGAGATAATCACCTCCGTCGATTTCTTTAATGCCCAGGATTTTCTTAACTGTGCTCACGTCGGTGGATTCGCTGCGTTGCTCCTCGCGGTGGTCTACGACGTGCATAGTCACGCCCTCGAAGATGCCGCCGTCACGCTCCAAAAGTTCGCGGGTGTAATAGTGATTGTCGCGCGCGTTGCCGGGTCCAACCCCAATGATCGCCACGTCCAGTTCTAGCGGTGCGCGGCGATTGATCGGTGATTGCTGTTCTACCAGGCGGATGATCGGAGCATCAATCTCCTGGAACATCTCTGCGGTTTGCTCTTCTTCCTCGCCGCCCCCTTCCTCTGCGGGTGGTAGTTCGTCGCCCGCTGGCATATCCTCCACCGCCAGCATATCGAGTAAGAGTTCCATCCCTGCGTCAAAATGGCCCTTGATGACTTCGAGCTGTGCCATTGTGGATGAAGCCACCTCGGCGGCTTCTTCTTCGTCGCCAAACTCAGCCGCCAGTAATTCGCGCCCGGTCTCTTGCGCACTGGCAATTTCTTCGGCGCTCGAACCTTCGACCTGTGACGCCCGCGCTAATGCGTTACGCAGTCCAGCGGCGTTGAGGTTGTCGGTGGCTGGATTGACCACCCGCAACGCACAGGCGGCGCTAAACGTTTCCGCCTCAGCGTCGTAGAGCAGCGCCTTTGTGCCCATCCATTCACGCATCTCTGCGGGCGCTTCCGGGAACGTCCCCGGAACATCGTCGGGTTTTTCGGCGTCAGTGTGGGCATAGTACCCGTCACGATACGCCGTGAACGTTTTCGCAACGTCGCCCCACTGAGTTTCCTCAGTGCCGCTAAATTGCGGCTTGTGTGCTATCAGCATAATCTCTCTCCTATTATTTCTATACAGGCGCGACATGTCCATCTTCAGTTAGTGGTTGCCACTGACAATGCCAGTGAATTACACCACTCGTTCCAACACCGCTGTAGGTAAATCGTAAGTACGTTGCAACCCCGGCTTTCGCAGTCACTTGGAAAGTTGGATCGCGTCCATCCTTCGTCGCGTCCTCGTAGAGACGTACTTGATTTGACTGGTCTATTTGTATGTTCACACCAGCATCGTCAATTTTATGGATGAACGTTTCGGCTGGTAACGATGCAAACGACGGCCCAGGCGAATCAGTCACGTCAATTTGAACAGTTCCATCGTCCAATTCAAGAAATCCGTCTCCAATATCAGCGGATAATACCGTGGCTATATGTCCAGTTAATTTGATGATAGCAACTGTACCATAAATTCTAAATAGATTTTCGTTTGTTGGCCCGTCAGCATCGAATGCATGGGCATGGTAAACAAGATCGTCAAATGTAAACCCGCTCCACACATTTGCACTGTCAACATCTACCCAGCGCCCGTCATCTGCGCCGCTTGAACAGTTAAGCAACGTCCAATTTTGTGAACCAGCAGCAATATGATACCCAGACGTTTCATGCCCAACAGACGTACAATTTCTAAGTACGCCAGTATGTGCACTGTTACTAATTGAGTAGCCATAAGTCGCGCCACTACCTACCGTGCTACAACTTGTCAACCGTGCCTGTGCACCTTGTAAGTCATAGGCTTTCACAGTCTGAAATCCAGCAGCGTAGTTTAGCACCATCGCGCCCGCGCCAGTTATTTGTACGCCAGTTGCACCACCAATGACTTTACCGTGTTCTACGTGACACTCAGCGCCACTAATGAGTAATCCGATTTGTCCAGCAGCGGGAGTGATTTTGTGCATCCCGGTTATGCGGCACGAGTCGCCTGAAACGGTCATAGCTGTGCCGCTTACCGGATCAATCAAAACTCCAATCTCGCACCACATTTCTGTCGCATCTAGAGACATATCTAAACCGAGTTCTGTGTATGTCCCGGCCTTGACGGTTACGGCGTCGCCTGCGCTCATCAGCGCCAAAGATGCGCCGATAGTTTGCTTGGCCGTGCCCGGCGTTTGTCCGTCTCCTGTATCGTCGGGCTGCGCTGCGTCTGAGTAGAAAATAGAACCAGAAAAAAGCGCGACGTGCGACTCTGCGCCAGCCCCTAGGCTTTTCACTAACGATACAATCGAATCACCGGCGGCAGTGTCTGTTTTGTTGCCGACGACATCAATGAACGAGGTGTTTAATGCTGAATCTGCCGCTGGTACGCGCTGGATGCTGGTATTGGTTGGGCTTCTGAAAGTCACATCAGCCTCCCGACGATATGACACGCACCCGGCGTGCCCACCGCGCCGCTTTCGGCACACGGAATACGCACGCGCTCCACTGCTCCGTTTAATTTCAGGGCATAAACGAATGTTTCCGCACCAGCGCCGGTGGCTTGATATGTGTAGTCTTCACGCTGCAAAAGGCTGGCTGTGTCCGCCCCGGCGGCAACCGCCCCGGCGTTGTAAATCGTAGCCTGAAACCAGTCCTCCACACCGGCAAGATCAACACTGCGCGGGCTAAACTCTGGCTTTAGGTCTACCGCACCGCCCGCGCCCGCGCGGGTGTAGGCCACATAGAACATTACCACATCCATGCCGGGTGTGTCAATCTCCAGCGGCGCGGCATCAAAAGCACCAGCAGCAGGGAGTGCGGCAGCGGCGCGAAAGGTTGGGGTCAGGTCTGTGAGGTTGTACGGGTTGTGATAAGTTACTTCGTCGGGCATCTAACCTCCATAAACGCAAAAAAGGTCATCGGTTTTTTACCAATGACCTCGAAGGGCTCGTGGTGGTTTTATTTAGCTATTGCGGAGCTTGCGCCGCTTTCAATCAGTATAAACTATTTGGCCGCGATTGTCAAGTTAAACCTTCAATGAACACGTCCAGCGGTACACGGATAAACGACGTTCCGCGCGCCGTTGACTTCGCTGTGCGGCGGTCCTTGACCTCGAAAAATATCTGGTCATCTTCGGTGATGCGTCGCCCCACACACAGACCGTCCACGCGCACAAAGCCGCGTTGATCTACGGTGATGTTGGTGGTGTAGTGCGGTGGTGCGGTGTTGTCAGTTACCGTCATCACTCTCCCATCCACAATAGCGGACAATCTTCTTTTGCGACTTTCGCCGGTCGCGTGTCCCAATAATGCGGACAACCAGGATGATAGGGCGGCGGATTATTGAGCGCCACACGCAGCGGCACAATACCCCGGTCGATCCAGCCTTGGCAGATAGGGCATACCGCCGTGCGCGGTTCGAGTTTCGCCGTGCCGAATTGCCCGTTGAATTGGTAGAAATCCTGTTGCGCTTTTGCGCGGGCACTATTTTCTGCCATTTGTGTAATTTGTGGTGTTTTGAATGACCAATAGCCAGCGGCCCAACTCCTAATACTCCTGACGTATGATGGTATGCGCAACACGGGAAGCAGTCGCTTCACCACGCCCGTTGGCGTCTCTCCTGTTCTGACAATCTCAACAGCCAGGAAATAGTTAAACGTGTTAGCGACGCTTTCAGCGTCACGCCGGCTGTCCGCCGTTAGTGTGTCAACGATATTGCCGTTGGTTAAGCGCCCCACGCGCCCCGGACATCCGACGTGCTGCGCCTGAATAGATAATTCGTCGTTGTATGCCTTAGTCCGCACCGACAATAACTCTGATTGCAAGCGCGATATTTTCGCCGTGCGCCATTTGGCTACAGAGTAGACGAGGCGCTGCGTAAATGTTGCTTGGCTAATGATTGCCTGCGGGTCAAGCGGCATCGTCCTGCTCCTGCGCCGCCCGCCATTCCTCATCGCTGATTCTGTTAATCGCGTCTATAGTCTCTGCGGTAAGCGTGTTGACGGCGTGGCCTATCTGCGCCTGCAATTCACGACGAAGCTTTGTCCGGCGTGCCGCGTCCTTGCGCGCCTGTTTGGTGGAGTAGTTGGCGGGCATCATTCCACCTCCGGGTCATACGTCTTTCCGCAACCAGCACAGCGCAACAAAGGCCCGTGCCCGGCGTAGCTTTCCGCTTCAGCGTGTCCGCATAGCGGGCAAGTATGCGCAATTAACACGGGCGTGTGCGATTCACCAAGATGCGCGGCGGTCGGGGCGTTGTCCGCTTCCGCTTGCGTAGGTGGTTCGATGATCTCGCCCACGTCCGAAACATTGAAGTCCAGCAAGAGTAGCGTGGTCAGCGCCTTGTTTGTGCGATTGGCTACACCCATATCCAGCATTCCGGCTTGTGCCGCGTTTGTGACCGCGTCCATACCCTGCTTGATTTCGCTAGTCTCTATGTTAATCGGGAGGCTCATCGAGACGGCGGATTCGTAACTCTCAAACGTCTGGTTGGTAAACTCGGTCTTGACGCGCAGGGTGATTTCTACGACTTGCTGCCAGATAGACGCCCAAAAGTTCTGATAACGCTGCCAGCCTTGTTGCGGACTTTCGGCGGCAATGTCAGCGGTGGCTTTGTTCTGGAAAGCGTCCGGGCGTCCAATGTCGGAGAGTTTCACGCCCAGCGCAGTTGCGAGTTGCGTGCCGATTACAAGCGTCCCGGCTTGCGCGTCACCGGCGGCGGATCCAAGCGGGAGGCGCGTGCGTTCCATAGCCTGATTTTCTACCCACGTTGCGCCTGCCGTAGGGGATGGGTTGCTGTCCCACACGTTGCTATTGCCAGACGCTAACCCGGATTGTAGGCTGGTGATGATGTCGTTGATTGTGCGTTGGCCGCCGTCCGCCTTGATTTTGTCCACGTAGGCGGCTACAGCGCTAAAAACCTGACTGTACTCGCGCAACATCTGCGCGTAGACATCCGACCACGAGAAAGCGCGATAGAATTGCGGCCACCCGCGCCCGTCGTCTTCGTCGATATTGCGTTGCACCGGGATTATGGAGGCGAATGTCTGGCTATTCATCATCTGTGGAAGTGCGTTAACATCCACGATCCCCTGCGGAAGTTTTACGCTCTCGAATTCACCACGCAAGGCAAACCAGGCGAAAGCGTCGGGGTAGGCTGCTTGTGTACCATTGCCGATGTCTACCACGTAATACAGATTTATCGCATCGTCTAGCGGCGAATGGATGATCGAAGTCACGCGCTCGGTTTTGAAATAGCGCCAGCGCGAAGAGCCATCCACCCTCGAAGCGTAATCCACAAAGAAGAAGTCACCGTCAACCAGCGTGCGGTTGCTGTGCTCGTGTAACGTCTCTTCTTTGAATATCGGTTTGTTTATCGGTGTGGTCCAGGTCGCTTGCCATACCTCATCAGCATTAGGGTCAAGCGCCTTAATGTTCACATTGCGCCCGAAACCCCAGTCTGTCCAGGTTTTGACGGCATTGGCAATCTGCACATCTGTTTTGGCTCTACTGCGCGATAGTTTGACCGTGCGCATACGCGACTCCGCACCCGTAAAGCCGCCACCGATAATGCGTTCGTATTGGCTCATATCTACCAGGAGATTGACCAAATGCGGATCGAGTTCGCCCAGGCGTTGCCGCATACTCTCGCCGGTGATCTGGTAGGCGGCGTATTCAGAAAGCACGGTTGTCAGCCGCTGCATTTCTGCAATCTGCTCTTGACGCACACGACGACTATTGAAAAGTTTAGGCAGCTTCATACTTCACCCCTGGAAGGTTAATTTCTAATTCGTCAAGGTCGCCACTCGCGCGCAGGCGTGCATAGACGCACTTGGTGATACGGTCTATAAATGCGGCAAGTGCGACATCGTTCTCGTTGTAAGAAACTGAATAGTGCGTATTGACTCTCTGTTGAAGCTCTACCTGCCATTCGAAGACAACCAGGGCGAGCGGCTGGTCGTCAATGTACCCCACC